GCACGCTGTGTGGTCTGAGGGGTTCAGAACTCGCCACTAGGTCACCCTGAGTAGTTAGAGGCCCGGGCGCTGCGCCAACAGCCCCGGGCCATGGGCAACCACATCTTCCGGAGGTGGTTGCCATGGGCGACCGTACCTGTCCTACCTGCGCCGCGCCCGTGGAGGGCCGTCGTGACAAGGTGTACTGCAGCGAGCGGTGCCGTAAGAAGGCGGAGAACGCTCGTCGGCCTCAGCCTCGGCACAAGTGCCGGTGCGTGGCGTGCGATGCGGAGTTCGTTGCGACCAGGCCCTGGGCGAAGTACTGCTCGACAGCGTGCGAAGGGGCTGCCAAGGCAACCCGGTACGCCGGGCGCAAGCCGGCTCCGAAGACCTACTGCCGACTGTTCTGGGCGCAGTGCGACACCTGCGGCTGGTGGCGCACCCGTGGGACGTCGGCGTCATGTCCTCGATGGCGAGATCATCCGCCGGCGCCTCCGTTCGACTGCCGGGGGTGCGGCCAGCGTGTCGTCCCCGGCGAGACGGCAGACCGGCAGGCGCGGGCGTGGTGCTCGAAGCGCTGCGAGCGCAAGGTGCGCAAGTTCAATCGCCAGCGTCGGGTCCGGGCCGCGTTCGTCGCTGCCGTGTCGCCTGTCGAGATCTTCGAGCGTGACGGCTGGCGCTGCCAGCTCTGCCGCAAGGCGTTGCTGCGCGACGCCGTGGTGCCACATCCGTTGGCGCCGACGATCGACCACATCGTGCCGTTGGCGTGTGGCGGGTCGCATGAGCCGCGCAACGTGCAGGCGGCGCACTTCATGTGCAACTCCCGCAAGAGAGACGGTGCAGCGAACGACCAGCTACGGCTGATCTCCTGAATCCGCTGGTGGCGCGATGCTGCCGGCCTGACCGACCTGGCGCGATGCCGGGGAGGGGTGATGGACATGCCGAAGGGTGGTGCGAGAGCGCACTCCGGCCCTCCGCCGGATCCGAACTCGATCACGCAGTCGAACGGTGAGTGGACGGTGCTGCCCGCGACGGGTCGTGCTGGCAAGCCGCCGTCGTGGCCGCTGTCGAAGGCGTCGCCGCGGGAGACCACGTTGTGGCGTGCCGAGTGGCGTCGTCCGCAGGCGGTGATGTGGGAGCGGCAGGGCCAGGAGGTCGAGGTCGCTCTGTACGTCCGGTCGCTGGTCGGCGCTGAGAAGGCGGATGCGCCGGTGGCGTTGCGGACGTTGGTGCGCCAGCAGATGGAGGCGCTGGGCGTGTCGGTGCCGGGGATGCTGCGGAACCGGTGGCGGATCGCGGACGTGGACCTCGAGCACGACGACGATGTCGATGGCGAGGTCGATGATGTGCGGTCCCGGCTGACGGTTGTGGCCGGTGGAGGCGCCTGACGACTTCGTCGTCGACTTCCCGACCTTGTGGGTGGTGCCGGCGTGGATCGAGCGCCACTGCACGGTCCCGGACGGCGACCGGAAGGGTGAGCCGTTCCGGCTGTACCCGTGGCAGTTGTGGTGCACGGTCAACCACTACCGGGTGAAGCCGCGGGCGAAGGTGGGCCAGAAGGCGCCGGCGTTCTTCTACCGGCGGTCGCAGGTGATCGCCCCGCAGAAGACCGGCAAGGGGCCGTGGTCGGCGTCGATGATCGCTGCTGAGGCGGTCGGCCCTACGGTGTTCGCCGGGTGGGCGACCGGGGGAGAGGTGTACCGGTGCCGTGATCATGGGTGCCCGTGCGGGTGGCGTTACCGCTACCAGCAGGGTGAGCCGATGGGGCGCCCGTGGGCGACGCCGCTGATCCAGTTGTTGGCCAGCGCGGAGGATCAGACCGACAACGTGTTCCGGCCGTTGCAGGCGATGGCACGCCACGATCGGATGGCTGGCCGGATGCGGGTGGGGGAGGAGTTCATCCGCTGCCCGAACGATGGCCGGATCGATGTCGTGACGTCGAGCGCGTTGGCCCGGCTGGGTAACCCGATCACGTTCGCGTTGCAGGACGAGACGCAGCTCTACACGGCGACGAACAAGCTGATCCGTGTGGCCGAGACGCAGCGCCGCGGTCTGGCGGGCATGGGTGGCCGGTCGTTGGAAACGACGAACTGCCCAGATCCGACGGTCGATTCGACGGCGCGGCGGACGATGGAGTCGAAGGCGAAGGACGTGTGCCGGTTCCATCGGCTTCCGCCGGCGCATCTCGACTACGGCGATCCGGTGGAGCGGCGGAAGATCCACGAGTACGTGTACGCCGGTTCGGCGCACGTGCTTGAGCATGACGGGCTCGACGCCATCGAGGCTGAGGCTGTTGAGCTGATGGAGAAGGACCCGGCGCAGGCCGAGCGGTTCTACGGGAACCGGCTCGTCGCCGGGTCGGGCGCAGCGTTCGACATTTCCCGGTGGGCCGAGCTCGCCGATTCGACGGTCGTGGTCCCCGATCGGTCGTTGATCACGATCGGGGTGGACGGCGCCCGGTTCCGTGACGCGCTGGCGATCGTGGCGACCGACGTGCGCACCGGGCACCAGTGGCCGGTGCATATCGCTGAGCGGCCGGTCGACGCCGCCCCGGACTACGAGCACGACTTCGAGGCGGCGGACCGGGTGATGCTCGACGCGTTCTCGCGGTGGCGTCCATGGCGGGTTTACATCGACCCGCAATACATCGAGGTGCTGGTGGAGCGGTGGCAGGGCCGGTGGGGCGACAAGGTGATCGTGCCGTGGTTGACGTACCGGGTGCGGCCGATGGTGTTCGCGCTCGCTGCCTACCGGTCGGCGATGTCCGCTGGTGACCTGTCCCATGACGGCGACACGGTGATGGCGGCGCACATCGGGAACGCGACGAAGAAGCTGACGAAGGTGACCGACGACGACGGCCGGCCGATGTGGCTGATCGAGAAGCCGGAGGAGCGCCGGAAGATCGATGCTGCGATGGCGGGGTGCTTGTCGTGGGAAGCCCGTGGCGACGCTGTCGCTGCGGGCGCGAAGGCGCCGGCCGAGTTCGTGCCGCGCCGCATCCGCTGACCGTAGAGAGGAGGGCTCTGTGACGATCGATACGACGGAGCCCGAGTCCCCGGGGTGGTGGCTCGACCGCCTGTTCCGCCGGTTGGGCGACCGGCGCGGCCACTACGACGCGCTGGACCGCTACTACGTCAACGAGAACAGCATCCCGGTCGGTGCCGACAAGCAGGTCGGGCAGGCGTACCAGCGGCTCATGGCCGTGTCCCGCACGAACTTCGCGGAGCTGGTCGTGGAGGCCGTCCGCGAGCGGATGATGCCGACCGGGTTCCGTACCGGTGCCGCCGGCGACGAGCTCGGCGACTCGGAGGCGTGGGCGATCTGGCAGGCGAACAGCCTCGACGCCGACTCGGCGCTCGTGCACGCCGCGTCGCTGTCGATGGGTCTCGGGTTCGTGATCGTTGGCCCGCCGCCGGAGGTGGGCGAGCGGCCGCTGATCACCCCGGAGGATCCGCGTGAGGTGATCGTCGAGACGGACCCGCGGCGGCGCCGGAAGGTGCTGGCCGGGCTCAAGGTGTTCCGCGATGACGTGGCGAGCGCGGACCGGGCGTTCGTCTATCTGCCGGGCGCTGTGTGGGAAGCGAACCGTGCCGTGCCGGCGCAGTCGGCGGACCCGTGGGGGGACAACAGCCTGATCGGTGTTGGCGGCTGGGAGTGGGTGGCGGGACGTGAGGTCCCGGTGCGCCGGGTCCCGGTGGTGCCGTTCCCGAACCGGCCCCGGTTGACGTCGGCCCGGACCCGTGGCGAGTTCGAGACGCACCTGTCGGTGCTGGACCGGATCAACTACTCGGTGCTCGAGCGGGTGGAGATCGCGACTCTGCAGGCGTTCCGGCAGCGGGCGCTCAAGGGCGGCCCCACCCACGACGAGCACGGGAACGAGATCGACTACGACGACATCTTCGAGGCGGCCCCGGGCGCGATCTGGCACCTGCCCGAGACAGCGGAGATGTGGGAGTCCGGTCAGGTCGACCTCGGCCCGATCCTGCAGGGGATCCGTCACGACATCCAGGATCTGGCTGCGGTCACCCGCACGCCGCTCTACTACCTGGCCCCGGACTCGTCGTCCGGTTCTGCTGAGGGTGCCGCTCTGGCCCGTGAGGGCCTGGTGTTCAAGGCGAAGGACCGGATCGTCGAGGCTGGCGAGGGTTGGGAGCAGACGATGTCGTTGGCGTTCGAGTT